GCAGGCCATCGGATACAAGCCATCGGTCGATCCAAAGGCCGATGCGTTGCAGAACAGCAACATGCCACAACCAGCTCCGTCGGGGCCGGTCACGACAGATCCACCAAAACAGGAAGGAGATAGCCAAAATGGAAGCTGATTTCAGCGGCTACGCCACCAAGGCCAATCTCAAGTGCTCCGACGGCCGTGTCATCATGCCCGAGGCGTTCCAGCACATGGACGGCAAGCGGGTTCCACTCGTCTGGCAGCACACGCACAACGACCCGACCAACGTCCTGGGTCACGCGATCCTCGAGGCTCGCGAGGACGGTGTGTACGCCTACGGTTTCTTCAACGACACCGATCCGGGCAAGCAGGCCAGGGCTCTCGTCGAGCACAAGGACGTCAACTCTCTGTCCATCTACGCCAACCAGCTGGTTGAGCGCAGCAAGCAGGTCTTCCACGGAGTCATCCGTGAGCTCAGCCTCGTTCTGGCGGGTGCCAACCCCGGCGCTCTCATCGAGAACGTCAGCATCGCGCACTCCGACGGGGAGGTCACCACGCTCGACAACGAGGTGGTCATTTTCTCGGGCCTCACTCTCGAGCACTCTGACGGCAACGAGCCCGACGAGGACGAGGACGAGGACGAGAACGATGAGGACCTCGAGCACGCCGATGGCGAGAAGACCGTCAAGGACGTCTATGACTCCCTCACGGAGGAGCAGAAGTCCGTTGTTCACTACATGATCGGTGCCGCTCTCGAGAGCAAGAACGCCGATAACTCCGCTTCACACTCCGACACCGAGTCCGACGACAACGAGTCCGACGACAACTCCGAGGGCGACCTCACCCACCAGGAAGGCAACACCATGCGCAACGTCTTCGACCAGAACGGCACCGGCGCCGCCGGGGGCAAGAAGACCCTCACCCACTCCGAGTTCGCCGCGATCGTCGCCGACGTCAAGGCGCACGACGGCAGCCTCAAGGAGTCCATCATGGCTCACGCGGCTGAGTACGGCATCGAGGACATCAACCTCCTCTTCCCGGACGCCAAGGCTCTCGCCAACAGCCCGGAGCTGCACTCGCGCCGGATGGAGTGGGTGGCTCGGGTCCTCGACGGCACCAAGCACTCGCCGTTCGCGAAGGTGAAGTCCATCGTTGCCGACATCACCGCGGAGGAGGCGCGTGCTCGGGGTTACATCAAGGGTAACCTCAAGAAGGACGAGGTCATCAAGCTGATGCGTCGGTCCACGAGCCCGACGACCATCTACAAGAAGCAGCGTCTGGACCGCGATGACGTCCTGGACATCACCGACATGGACGTCGTGGCCTTCCTCAAGGCCGAGATGCGTCTCATGCTCGAGGAGGAGATCGCGCGTGCGATCCTCGTCGGCGACGGTCGTTCGGCCCTCAGCGAGGACAAGGTCAAGGACCCGGAGGGCGCCCTCGACGGCACCGGCATCCGGTCCATCCGTCACGACGACGACTTCTACGCGCCGAAGGTCTCCCTGCAGGCCAACGTCGCTCCGAAGGACGCGGTCAAGGGTCTGATCCGGGCTCGCTCCAAGTACCGGGGCACCGGCAAGCCGACCCTGTTCTGCAGCGACAACTTCCTCACCGACATCATGCTCGAGGAGGACAAGTTCGGTCGCGCCCTGTACGAGACCGAGCAGGCGCTGGCTGACAAGCTGCGTGTCTCCGGCATCGTCACCGTCGACCTGTTCGACGAGCAGGACGACCTGTTCGCCATCATGGTGAACCTGGCCGACTACACCATCGGTGCCAACAAGGGTGGCGAGCTGACGTCCTTCGAGGACTTCGACATCGACTACAACCAGCACAAGTACCTGCAGGAGACGCGTCTCTCCGGTGGGCTCACCAAGCCGTTCTCGGCCATCGTGGTGCTGCGTGCTCAGGGTACGTCGACCAGCCCGGTCGCTCCGTCCTTCGACGGTGCCACCAACACGGTGACGATCCCGGCCACCACGGGTGTCGTCTACGAGATCGACGAGACTGCCGTCACCGGTCAGGTCGTCATCGACCACGACGTCGAGGTCGTTGCTGTCGCGGACGAGGGTTACTACTTCCCCTCGAACACCACGAACAGCTGGTCCTTCACCTACACCGCGTAGGCAAAATAGGAGGACCAAATGGCAAAGTACTTCGGCACAATTGGCTACGGCGAGACGAAGGAGACAGCTCCAGGTGTGTGGGAAGACGTCATCATCGAGAAGCAATATTTCGGGGATGTCGTTCGCAACACTCGGCAGCTGAGAGAAGGCGATCAGGTCAACAACGATCTGACCGTCGGCAACTCCATCAGCATCGTCGCAGACGCGTATGCCAACGAACACTTCTTTGCCATTCGGTACATCAGTTGGGCGGGGACTTTGTGGAAAGTGTCAGATGTTGACGTGCAGAGTCCCCGCCTACTGTTGAGGTTGGGAGGTGTCTACAATGGCCCCAAGGCTGGAGCTTCATAACCTCCTGAAGGAAATTGTCGGGCCAAACGGCAAGGTGTATTTCCAACCCCCGGCCAATGTGCAAATGGAGTATCCCTGCATCGTGTACAACCGCGATTCAGCGTTTACTCGATTCGCTGGCAACAAACTATACCGCTATCACAAGCGGTATCAGGTGACTGTTATCGATCGGAATCCCGACAGCGAGATTCCCGATAAGGTCATAGCTTTGCCGTTAGCATCCTTCGAAAGATGGTTCGCGGCAGACAATCTCAACCACGACGTCTTCACTATTTACTTCTGAAAGGAACAACCATCATGGTAGCTCTTACCTGGGACCAGGTCGGCGAGCGGACCTACGAGAACGGTGTCGACCACGGCGTTCTCTACCTCGCTGACGGCACCGGTGCCTACAACAGCGGCTTCTCGTGGAACGGTCTCGTTACCGTCACCGAGTCGCCCTCGGGTGCCGAGTCCAACCCGCAGTACGCGGACAACATCAAGTACCTGGACCTCAAGTCCGCCGAGGAGTTCGGTGCGACCATCGAGGCCTTCACGTACCCCGATGAGTTCGCGGAGTGCGACGGCACCGTTTCGCCCAAGGTGGGCGTCAACGTCGGCCAGCAGCCTCGTCGATCGTTCGGTCTGTCCTACCGCACCAAGGTGGGCAACGACCTCAACGCCAACGCTGGCTACAAGCTCCACCTCGTCTACGGCGCCACCGCGGCTCCGTCGGAGAAGGCCTACGGCACCGTCAACGACTCCCCCGAGGCGCTGACGTTCAGCTGGGAGCTGACGACCTCTCCGGTGCAGGTCACCGGTCTGGGTCCGACGGCCATCCTCACCATCGACTCCACCAAGGTCGCTGCTGCGGACCTGGCGTCCCTGGAGGCCCTGCTGTACGGCGATGTCGATCAGGAGCCCGAGCTCCCGATGCCCGACGACGTCATCGCGCTGTTCACCGATGGAACGGCCCCCGTTACCCCCTGACCTGGGAGGTGATCTGATCTAGAAAGGAGACCAGAGAGTGCTCAGAATTACAGTTTCACTAGCCGAAGGTTTCGACGAAGCGACGAATGAGTTCGTAGTTTCCAAGAGCTTTGACTTAGAGCTGGAGCACTCTCTGGTCTCCCTTTCAAAATGGGAGTCAAACTTCGAAAAGCCCTTCCTTGGGCCTAACGAGAAGACAACTGAAGAGACGCTCTGGTACATCAAAGCCATGACCGTCACCCCAAATGTTCCTGCGGAGATTTACGACAACCTTTCGCGTGAGAACTATGACGAGATCAACGAGTACATCAGCGCCAAGATGACCGCCACCTGGTTCAAAGAAGATTCCAACCAGCGTCCTAGTCGAGAAATCATCACGGCTGAAGTGATCTACTACTGGATGATCTCCCTTAACATCCCGTTCGAGTGCGAGAACTGGCACTTGAACCGTTTGATCACCCTCGTTCGAGTGTGCAATGAGAAGAATGCACCTCAGAAGAAGGTGAGTAGGCACGATGCGGCAGCACAGCGTCGCGCCCTGAACGAGAAGCGCAGAGCACAATTCGGAACCCGAGGCTGAGAGGAGGAACGACATGTCACGTCTTGTTTGGAGCGCTGTAGGTGAGCGTTATTACGAGGTCGGAGTAGACCATGGCGTTCTGTACGTCGACAATGCCGAGGGTGTTCCTTGGGTTGGTCTGATCTCCATAGCTGAGAGCCCTACGGGCGGTGAGGCAAAGCCTTATTACTTTGATGGTATCAAGTACCTCAACATCTCAGCTTCTGAGGAGTTCGAGGCTACGATCGAGGCCTTCTACTACCCGCCGGAGTTCGCTCCGTGCGATGGTACTTCCTCGGTGATGCATGGGTTGTTTGCTACTCAGCAGCCCCGAAAGGCGTTTAGCCTTTCCTACCGAACCAAGATCGGAAACGACACCGAGGGTTCAGCTCATGCGTACAAGATCCACCTTGTATACAACGCGCTGGCTGCTCCTTCCGAGCGAGAGAACAAGTCGCTTAGTGACTCGGCTGAGGCTTCGGCATTCAGCTGGGCACTCACGACTCTCCCGCCTTCGCTAACGGGTCGTAAGCCGACGGCACACTTCGTCATCGACTCGAGGTATGTCCCGAAGGGCCTCATGGCCTACATCGAGGATATTCTCTACGGTACCGATGCGATGGGCGCTCGACTTCCCAGTGCACAGGAACTGGTGGATCTGTTCTCGAGCCAGGGTCCGCTTATTCGTCGTAACCTCATTACCAGCAGGTTGCCGTTTAGTGCATCGACTACTGCAGTTGAGGTTCGAAGGAATCTTGCCTCAGACCCTGCTGCATCAGCGAGTAAGTACATGGATTTCGCGCTCACTTGGACTCCGAACTGGTATGGAGCTTCGCCCGCAGCAGGTGCCACAACGATCCAAAGCGGAACGGGACCGTTGGGGACTACTACTACG